TTGACCATTTCGGTAGCAGTGACGTTGACAATATTGCCAACAGAATCCGATACATGGCTAAAGCTTGCGATTGCAGGGTTATCTTTCTTGACCACATCAGTATTGTTATATCTGGTCAAGACAATGGAGATGAGCGTAAGGCTATTGATAACATGATGACGAAGCTTCGTACACTGGTGCAGGAGCTGGAGATTACCTTGATCTGTGTCAGTCACCTTCGTAGACTGCAAGGGAACCAAGGTCACGAAGATGGGGGCAGTGTTTCACTGTCTCAGCTCAGAGGCTCAGGTGCTATTGCTCAGCTGAGTGATGCTGTGATTACATTGGAGCGTAACAGCATGGCAACAGATGACAATGAGAGACATCAGACTAAGGTAGCTGTGGCTAAGAATCGTTACAATGGCTATACAGGCCCAGCGTGTGTGCTGAAGTATGATATGAACACTGGACGCATGGTTGAGATGCAGGAGGAGGTGCTATGAGTAAGGGAAGTACACCTAGACCTTTCAGTGTAGCTCAGGAGCAGTATGATGCTCGGTGGGACATGATATTTGGCAGGGATAAGGGTGACAAAGAACGTGATAGGCGTGAAGATGCCTTAGCTGAAGTACAACGATTAGGCCAAGAGATTCAACCCGATGATGAGGAGCAAGATAAATGAGTGCATGGTTAATTGCTGTAGTTGGAGTGGTCTACACTATCGTAGCCATTGACTTGATCGTCAAAGGCAATACTGGTCTGGGTATAGCCTTTGTAGGTTATGCACTGGGTAACGTAGGACTGTACATGGAGGCTGCAAAATGACAAAAGATAAAATTATTAGCAAAGCAAAACAAGATGATGAAATTGAGTTAATAGACTTTATAAAGTTGGCTATCTTGCAAGAGCGTAAGATATGTGCTGAGATTGCTGAGTGGTGTATTGAAAACCATCTTGAACACCACATACCTGAGCGTATTAGATCCAGAGGTAACAAATGATTAAAGGAACCATTAAAGACGTATGGGCTGTGCATGAGAAACGTAAGGAACGTATCAGACTCAAGCAGCGTGAGTGGGTTCAACGTAATCGTGACAAGGTTAATGCTTACAAAGCAGCCACAAAAGAACGTAAGAGAGCTGTCATGTCGATGAATGTCAATAATGTAGTCAGGTCACGTTATAGGACTGACTTCAGGAATACAGTGTATCATTGCCCTGAACTAACTTATCGAGGTAAGGTAACATGATTGACGTAGACACAATAGCTGGTAGAATGTTGGACTTGGAGACTAAGTACTATGAAATGCAAGATAAGTATCAGTTACTCATTCACCACTATGAAGACTTGAAAGCAGAATATGAAGAATACAGAAACAAAAGAGTGCACGAATTGCAGCGTAACAAAGAGTCTTGACTTCTTTTCACGGGCTAAAGTAAAAAAGGATGGGACATATAGCTATCGTGCACAATGTAAAAAGTGTACAGCAGTAAGCAATATAAACCGTTACTATGATAAAGGTGGAAAAGTAGCGCAAGCTCACAGAGCACGTAAGCATAACCTTAAAAAGTATGGCTTAAGTGTTGAGCAATATGATAAGATGGTTGAAGAGCAACAAGGTAAATGTAAAATATGTGGAGCTTCTGAAAACATAAGAGACTTCAAACTTTTTGTAGATCATTGCCATAACACAGGAACTGTTAGAGGACTGCTATGTCATAACTGCAATGCTGGTTTAGGACATTTTAGAGATTCTCAAGACATACTTCAATCAGCTATAAGGTACTTAAATGAAAGTAGTTCTTGATATTGAAACTAATCTTAGTCACGATAAGATATGGCTATGTGTTACAAAGAATATAGATACAGGGGAAGTTTTTGTATGGAAAGAAGCAAAGAGCCTAGGGGAGTATTTAAAGGCCGCTACATTGATAATCGCTCAGAACGGAATAGGCTTCGATTTCTCGATACTCAACAGGCTTTGGAATACGAAGATTCGCTTGAACCAAGTGTTCGATACACTGATAGCCTCAAGACTGCTAGATCCCTCAGTAGAGAACGGGCACAGCTTAGACGCATGGGGCAACAAAATGGGGACGATTAAGAAAGTTGACTACAAAAGGATATGGGAATGGCTAATGGACAAACGAGAGGAGTATAAAGGTGAGTGCTTCAATGTTCCTCACATGGCTCTTCTGGAGTATTATTGCATTAGGGACGTTGAGGTCACTTGCAATCTTTATAAGCATATTACTGATGAACTCACTACGAAAGACTTTTCACAAGAAAGCCTTGCTCTTGAGCATAAGGTAGCAGCTATCATTGAGGAGCAGACACGCAATGGATTCAAACTCGATCAAGTCTACACCACTTGCTTACTTGCTGACATCAAAGGAAAGATGGCTGGAATCTATGAGCAGATGCAAGAGAGATGGCCTCCAACAGTTACACCAAGGTTCCACAAGACAAGTGGAAAGCCCATCAAAGACTGCATTGATACTTTCAATCCGGGAAGTAGAAAGCAAATTGGAGAGAAGCTGATGGAGCTAGGATGGAAGCCTAAGGTGTTTACTGAGAAGGGTCAAGCTATTGTCGATGAGTCTGTACTTGCTAAGGTTCCTCTACCGGAAGCTCAGTTGATTGCCACGTACCTGATGCTACAGAAACGTGTAGCTCAGATTGAAAGCTGGTTAGAGTCTGTAGGCAAGGACGGTAGAGTGCATGGTAAGGTTATAACGAATGGCGCAGTATCAGGTAGAGCTACTCATAGTTCACCTAATATGGCGCAGATTCCCGCTACAAGGTCAGAATATGGTAAAGAATGTAGAAGTTGCTGGACTGTTGAGGAAGGTAATGTCCTTGTCGGTACAGATTTGTCTGGTATTGAGCTGCGTTGTTTTGCTCACTATCTTAATGATACTGAATATTCAAATGAGGTTGTAAATGGAGATGTCCACACGAGAAATCAGAAGGCATTTGGAGTCGCTACGAGAGATCTTGCCAAGACTGTGCTATATGCCACACTCTACGGTGCTTCACCGGGTAAAGTTGGTACAATTATTGGTGGTTCAGAAAAGCAAGGGAGAAAGATTATTGATAATTTTCAACGGAACGTCCCAGCATACGCAACGCTTAAAAAGAAAGTATCTAAGTTCGCTGCTAAAGGGTGGATACCGGGTCTTGATGGACGTAGATTGCAGATTAGATCTGAGCATAGCGCACTTAATACACTCTTGCAGTCGGCAGGAGCGATTATTGCTAAGCAATGGATTGTGTGCTTTCACAAGGAACTCACTGCTAAAAAGATACCATTTAAACTCGTAGCATGGGTTCACGATGAGGTACAAATTGAAGTTCCTGAAAAGTATGGTACAATGGTAGGTGAGATTGTTGTTAAAGCAGCAGCCGATGCAGGTGAGATTCTGAAGTTTAGATGTCCTGTAGGAGCTGAATTTAAGACTGGAAAGAATTGGTATGACTGTCACTAAATATCCTAACGGGTACTTTAAAGATAAGAACTGCAAGGCTTGTGGAGGTGTTTTCACTCCTACTAATCCTTGTAACACTTATTGTTCTACTGCCTGTAGAGGTAAGAATGCTTACTACAAACGTAACTATGGTATTGATGATGCTGAGTTAGCTAAAATGAAGGAAGACCAAGACTATAAGTGTTATCTTTGTGGCTCTGAAGGCTTTAAAATAGGTAAAAACAACCACACAGAGCACTTAGCTGTAGACCATAATCATAAGACAGGTAAAGTTAGAAAGCTTTTATGTCATAATTGCAACAGAGGATTAGGACTATTTATGGACAATCCTGAACTCATGCGCAAGGCTGCAAGTTATGTCGAAGAACATTGATAAGAATCAAATACTATTTAACGTTGAAGGAGACACTTTCAAGGTTAAGATAGGAGAGGATCTAGATCTTGAAGAGGTATATACAGTGTTGGCTTCAGCATTGGTATATTTGGAAGATCTAGCTGAGGGTAATGTAGCTCACCCATTTAAAGAGCTACACTAAAGAAAGAGGATATGTAAATGGTATTCGATGTTGAACCTAATGAAGCTGCCTTCATTGTTCGAGTGATTGGACAACTACCTACTGAGTCAGGTGCATTCCCATTGCATCAGAAGCTGGTGGCTCAGTTCCAAGAGCAAGAGAAACAATCAGCAAATGAACCCACAGTGACTGATGTTACTGCTAAATAATTTAACTTAAATAGCTGCGTAGCAGCGGAGGAAAATGAAATGAGTATTGATACACTGAAACCCGTTAAAGTCGCTGGTGAAATCTTCTGGAGTAACTGGATGAACACCTTTAACACTAAGTTCAACGAAGACAACAAGAAGTACGAATGTACTATTGGTAACTTGAGCGATGCAGCCTGTGAGAAGCTTAAAGAACTGGGCATCAACATCAAGAACAAAGAAGGAATGGGTAACTACATTGTTGCCAAGTCAACTTACTTGTTCGCTCCTGTGGACGAAGGAGGTGATCCTGTAAACATTGCTTTGATGGGTAATGGTACTAAGTGTCATGCAGTTATCTCATCATACCGTCACAAGATGTCAGCTAAGTTTGGTGCTGCACCGTCAATTAAGAAGTTGATTGTGACTGAATTGAAGGTGTACGTTCCTGAAGGTGCTGAGGAAGAAGAGACTGCGGACGATGTCCTCTAAAAAGCCTACTGAGGCTATTGTAGATGCTGACTTTTTAGTTTATAAAGTTGGCTTCTCCAATGAGGAGGAAGAGGAACGGTGGGCACTAAATCGACTCACAGAGTGGTTTACCGATATAATCTATATGCGCTTAAAGTGTGATGACTACAGAGCTTGGATTACAGGTAAGACTAACTTTAGATTCGAGGTAGCTACCACTGTTCCTTACAAAGGTAATCGCAAGGATGCTCCCAAGCCTAGACACTATGATGCTCTTCGCAAACATCTGATGAAGCTCGGTGCTAAGATGTCTGAGAACGAGGAAGCTGATGACTCTGTAGGCATAGCGTCCACTGAAGGTAACTACTGGATCGTCCACGTTGACAAGGATCTAGATCAGTTACCGGGGTGGCACTATAATCCTGTAAAGGATGAGGAGTATTATGTTACTGAGTTTGAAGGCTTGTACAGTTTCTACAAACAGATACTGACAGGTGACAGAGTTGATAACATTGAAGGTATCAGAGGTATTGGCCCTGTAAAGGCTGATAAGATTCTCAAAGACTGTACAACTGAAAAGGAATTATATGAAGCTTGTATCAAGGCTTATGACGGCAATACTGACAGGGTACTGGAAAATGGAAAGCTCCTATGGCTAAGAAGGGAACCAAACCAGATGTGGCAACCTCCTTCAGTCTCGCAGGCTCAGTCTGGTACGTTAACTACGTAATGCACATGGATGACATGGGTAAGTGTGACCCTGAGAAGCAAACCATTACTATCCGTATGGACATGAATAAGCAGACCACTGAGCAGACCTTCTACCATGAGTTAGTTCATGCCATTATGTTCACAATGGGTAAACTAAACCATGATGAAGAGTTTGTGGATACCTTTGGAGCTTTCCTCCATCAGTATCACAGGACTAAGGTGAACCATGAAGCCTAAGCGTAAAAAGCCACTGACAGTTAGACAAGTAGCTTTGAAGCATGGTTTCAGGTCAGGCTTAGAGGACAAGATAGCTGAAAGATTGAAAGCCTTAGAAGTTCCTTTTGAGTATGAGAAGCTAGTGATTGCATATACGCAGCCTGAGAAGAAACGTACATACACTCCTGACTTCTTACTACTTAGTAATGGTATTATCATTGAGAGCAAGGGTAGGTTTGTAACTGCTGACAGACAGAAACATTTGATGGTGAAGGAACAACATCCTGAACTTGATATTAGATTTGTCTTCAGTAACTCTAAAGCTAAGCTCTCAAAGGTAAGCCAAACTACATACGGAGATTGGTGCACTAAGCATGGATTTCAGTATGCCGATAAAGATATTCCAATGTCATGGTTAAATGAAAAGAGAGGTTCTAAATATGATAAACAATCTTATTGAAGCAATGATGAAGTCTCCTGAGATTAAGAATGCTTGGGAAGATTTTACAGACGCTATTACAGTTGAGACTATGAAGAGTACTTACTTGAATACTCTCAATGGTGGGTGGAGTAGTCATCCTGAGGACATTGCCAGTTGTAAGGAAGTCAATGAAGCTCTAGCAATATGTCTCAGATACTTCATGTTTGTTAACGATGCTGAAGAGTTCTTGAAGGAGGCTGAAAATGAACGTGAATCTGATTAAGGAACATGAGAATGGTGATGCTACATATCAGTTTGACTTAACAGCTGAGGAAGCTCAATCACTACTTACCTTCGGTATCTTAGAAGCCATCAAAGCTGGTATACGTGAAGGTGACAGACTAACTGTTGAAGGAGATGACATTGAGAATATTAGTCGTGCCGGACTGTCAGATTAAAGAAGGTGTACCTTTAGAGCACCTGACATGGG